CAAGTTTGCTCGAATGTCATCAATCCCGTAATTGTTTAAAAGGTAAACTGGAGCAGAAAGGTATCCGATCCAAATTGATGATTTTGCAACATAGATATCCATGGCAGTTCCAATGGTTTGCTTGTGTTCTTTTCCTCTTAATTTCACAGTTTCTTGAATTTTGAAAGGATTTGATTTAGAACATTTTAACCGAAGGCTTGAATAGAATTTCCATGCTTCCCCTCCCGGTGTACTGTATTTTTCACCAAATGGTCCTGAATCCATGTTTTGTCGTAATTGATTTGATGCAACCACAAGTAAATTCTTTTCAGCAATTGGTATAGCGGATTTACGAAGTTCTTGAGAAAATAGTTTTGCCCTGCGTTGATATTCGTCTTTTTTCTCTTCCAATTCAAGATCAGAAATCAAGGCGGCTGTAGAATCAATAAATTCACCATTGATAATTTCAGTGTTCTTCGGTTCCCATTTCCTAATCTTTGGGAATATGTCCATTGGGGTTCGTGGGTGTTTAATATCTTTTTCATCAATTTCATAATCATGTATTTTGGCAAATTGAGAAGAAAGACGGCCTTCAGGATCATTAAAATTGGTTTCACCTCCTTTCTTTTGAACATTACCCGCAATCTCACAAATTAATGTTGTTTTCCCAATGGAAGGTGGGCCGAATATTTCCACAATCACGCCACCTGGAATTCCACCACCCCGTACTCTTCCTCCAGCAATGGCAAGGTCCAGAAGGGTTGATCCAGTGGAAATCATCAACTTGTCATTACCTTCATATTCAAACGGTTTTTCTTCTGATGGGGTGGCATGACATCGACGTTTCATTTGGGTTGCCAGGGATTCAGGATTATTTTTTGTTCGTTTCATAATCACCACGCATTGTAAAAACGTATTGTCTTTACACCTTCCGGAATATCATCCAGATCAACTTCATAACCTGACCGATATTGTGTTTCATATTCTCTTGCTGTTCCATCAATTTCAAGTGGGTATTCTGGATCACAATCAATTCCATCATTCCCGAAATATTCATCAATTTCGGGAGGCGGGTCAAATCCAGCATCTTTACAAGCCATTAAAACTTTGAGATTTTTTTGATATTGTTCATTATTTTTGTCTCTCAAAAATGAGATATGTGTACTCATTGACATTTTCAATTATCTCCTATTCGTTTCATACATTCGCCTCATTTCAAGAATGATCTGGTCAATGCGCGTTTCCGATAAATGCTTCCTTACCAGAATTTTTCGTACTCTTGCAACATATGACCGGAAATCATTCCCATCCCATTCCTTAACTGCTTTTACTGCAATCATTTTGACCAATTTCGGAACTTCATATTGATCAATGTATTTCTGGACAAGATTTTGAATAATTGCGGATCGTGACGTTGAATAGCAAATCGCTATCAAGGTCAAATGATCCGCAATATCCAAGGCAACATGGGTTCCGATTAATTTCATGTCTCTCTGAAATAGATCAGGCATTCATTTCCTCTTTTGCCGTCAAGCACTTGTCCCACAAATCACAGTCATCGCATTCCTCATGTTCCTCACAATCCACGGCCCATTCATGATCATGTGGGCATTGATTGTCGGATGATGATTTTTTGGATGATTTGGTTTCCTTTTCTTCTTCCTCGCCTTCGTCATCATCGACTTGCCTGATCCCGGTTCCTTTGCAAGGTTTGCATTCTCTGCCTTTGGAATTGGTTCCGGTTCCACCACAGGCAACGCATTCATTTTCATCCGGATCAAATGGAGGATCGTCTTCGGGTTTTTCTTTTTCCTTTTTGGATTTTGAGGATTTCTTTTTGCGTTCCTTTTTTGAAGTTTCTTCTTCAACTGGTTCTGGATCATCACCGTCTGAATCTTCATTCAGTTCAAAGAACATTCTTTCAATCTGATCTGATGGCATTACATTCAGAACTTTGTCAAGATCCGGGATTTCTTTCAAGATATCTTCATCGTATTGCTGATCCCGTTCCTCAAAATCAATTCGGCTGGTTTCAGCAAACGGTTTGCTTTTTCCGATGGTTTTGGAAGCCCACCGGATGCGCAAGGAAAGACCTTCTTCGAGGTCCGGAAAAACACCGTTGTCTTCATCTTCTGCAATTTCTTCATTCAAAAGGTCTTGGAACATGGCTTGACTAATGTTCCAGATGTGAGGTTTTTCCTCAAAATCTTCTTTAAATCGTTTCAGTTCTTTCGGAATCACAACATAAAGATTCCGTTTGGATACCTTGTAACCGTCTGTTTCCTCTCTCGGGGCACCTTCATTCAGCCGCTTTGTCCGGTAATCACAGATCGGACAAGGTTTACCAATGGAAGTTGGACAGACGATGGTTTCATTATTCACACCGATTTGGCGGTGAATTTTGAAAGGACGTTTATACCACAATTCACCAGGAATTGCGATTTCCAGATTGTCGTCCCGATCGGGATGTTTGGGATCAGTCACTTCATATGGTATAATATCCAGAAGCGCGGATGCTTTCGGGATTTCCTTGAAAACACTGATCCCTTTGGGAAGTTTCATATAACCGTAATTTGATCCCTCTGCCTGTTGTTTCTTACTGTTCCCTGCTACTTTGTTCCCGAACTTCTTTGTCTTTTTCTTCATTTGCTTCTCCTTTATGTTTTTGGTTTAAAGCTAAAATACCTTTACTGATTGCTGTCGCAAATCCGACTGCAATCCATTCACCTATTTTCCGGAATATAACTGGCCCGAAAGCAATGAAAAGGATTATTACCAAAAGTGAAATCAGTATAATACCAATGGAAAGTTCCATTACTTTTTCCTTCTCATGCCCTTGCCGACCTTGGCATTAGATTGTTCCTGCTTTTTCTTGTTCATGATCTCCTTGGACAGATCACGGGGAATTGAAGGTCCGGCAAAATACATTTGAGCATGGAGTCTGACCATGTTTTCAAGTGCGGCTTTCCTGGTAAAGGAAATTTCATTCTTTGCCACTTCCGCCAATTCCAACTCTTCGGCAGCATCCTGTTCATTTGAGACCGCTTCTTTATATCGTTTGTGATTTCGGTAATACGCTTCGATATCATTGGCATTTGGTTTTGCTTTGCCAATCAATTCACCGGGTTTTTCGTTTACTTCAAGAATCAATTCACTCCGAATGGTCTTTTTCTTCTCGCAAAGTTCGTTGTACTTTCGTCTGAGTTGGGCTACATGCTTTCCGTATTTCAAAGCAAGTGGAGCCTGGTCTAACCATTCAATGTCCAGTGAGTTTTCATCGATCTTCATGTCTTGTTCATAATCAAGATTTTCCATTTTACTCCTTCGTGATTTCATCTTTTTTATCAAGAATGTCTTCAATTAATTAATTCATTCACAAGTTCATCACGGATCTCTTGAGAATCGTCTTTAGGTTTCAAGGATCTGCTTTCCCCTATTTGGATTTTGATATTCTCATAATTACCGAGATTGATCGTTGCTTCAACAGATGCCCACACTTTATCCGGTTCTTGAACCATACTCATTTTTGTTCTTACCATTTTTCAAACCCTCCTATTATATTATACTACCATTAAAATTGACCTATCCTTCCACAATGGAATAGCAGTCGAATATCAAGCCATCGAATTTGGATTCATAATATGTATGGTCAATGATTTCCTCCATGATCTGAGCGGCCCGGTCATTCTTTCCCCACATCAAAGCATTGGCACAACACCGGCGAATGTATAACCGGATCTGTTCAGCATCTTCCTTGTTCTCCTGTAAACTTTTGATGATCTTAGCGACGATACCCCATGACTTTTGATTCAATAACGCTTTGTAAAGCTCGATGGTTTCTTTTGACCCTTCCATGGACATACCGGCAACTTCAAGCTGGTCCTGTTTATCCGCCGAAAGTACCTGATCCAGAATGTTTAAAGCGTTCCGTGGATGTCCTTCCGATGTTTCAATGATCTTTTCATAAACCTTTTTCGACAACATTGAATCTTCGCATTTGACCACATGCCGGAGTAATCCCATGGTTTCGGAATCAGACAAGGGGTTGACTTTGTAATGAGAACACCGTCCGATTATGGTCTTCAAAAGTTTCTGAGGATCAGTTGTGGCCAGGATATAATAAGTGGTATCCTTGGCTTCTTCTAATGCTTTCAAAAGGGCGTTTTGCGCTCCATTGCTCAGTTTGTGCACCTCATCAAGCAACCAGCATTTCGCACCTCCTCCCAGTGGTGAAAAGGAGGCTTGTTTCCTCATTTCACGTATATTGTCAACTCCGGTGTAGTCCGCTGAATCCACTTCCCGGAAGTTCATTTTCACTGCTCCGATTTCCTTGGCAATGATCCGGGCCAGTGTTGTTTTGCCACAGCCAGTTCCCCCAGACATCAAGAAAGCGTGAGGGTGATCTTTTTTGGCAAGATCCCTTTTCAATGTTCGGATGGTTGTTTCATTCCCGAACATTTCATCAAAGCATTGTGGTCGGTATTTGTGGTATAAGGACATTAGATCAACTCCTTTTCCAAAGCTAACCATTCCGGGATTTCCAAAGTGAACGTATCACCGATCTGCATTTCGTCAATATCCTCATTTTGGGTTTGGCTTTTCGGAATCCAAACCGGGTCTTCTTTACCTTCATCGACAAACACCGCCATGTCAGTAACGGCAATAAGTTCAACGTCAATTTCAACTATTTTGTCCATAATCATTCCCCTTTTCAATCTCGATGACCATACCATTCAACATCCGGACCCATTTTTACATAACACCCCATTGGATCTATATCACACATTGGATATGCCGGACACCCAATATGCGGGTCAAAATCATCACTTTTTAAATACGCATCCAAACATATATCATTATTTGGACAATCTTCTGCTTTGCATTCGTCAACTCCCCATAGGTATTCACAAGGGCATTCTACAGATTTATCTAATTTTTTACCCATAATCATTCTCCTTCATAATCTGTCATTTCATCCCATGGACCATCAACTTCCCCGATTTCCATTTCCATTTCCAAAGGAACGTCAATCCAATCCCATGCTTCAGGCAAGTCCTTTGTGGCAACCCGTTGAATGGTGGAAAGCACATGATCCTTTTCATCCGGGTCAGTAGTCAATGTCAGCTCATCATGGATCTGAAATGTGGGTTTGCTATTCCATTTCTCAACTTCATAAGCAATCCGGTCCATCTCGATAAACGTCCACAAAAGACAATGAAAAGCCGTTCCTTGAAACGGATAATTGGTTACGTTCTTTTTACTCATTGCCCCTTGACAACGGAACCCGGTATGCATTTCCAGATAACCTTTTTTCTGGTAATCTTTCCATGCCCGGTCTTTCCATTTATTATACGTCCTATATCGGACATTCCAGAAATCATCTTCAACATTTTTGACATGCTGAACGAATTTGTCATCATTTTTAACTGATCCATCCTTTTTCAAAGTGATCAATCCGACATCTTGAAGATGGACAAGCCCTGGAGTACCATCTTTGCGTTCTGCAATCTTGGCCCATTTTAAAAGATTCTTGACACAATTCCCATAATAATCCCCGTAAAATTCAGGGAATACAAAACCGTTCTTGCCACCCTGTCGGAAATTCTTCTCACCTGGAAAATGTTTGTCGAGTGAATCCAGCTTGAAAAGTTCAATAGCCATATCCTTGTGCATATCACCATGAACAATATCATAAACCAGTTTTTCATCCTTGGTATAAATCCCGGCCATTGTAACTTCAATTCCTGAAAAGTCCGCCGCCCCGAATTGAAACCCTTTGATAGCTGGATAAATAGCGTGTCGGGTTGCTTTCTTCATTTCCTTGTCCCGTTTCGGG